ACTCAAACAAATACAGAGTCTGTTACATCTCCTACTGGTTTAAATGTATTAGAGTTTAATACAGCAGTAGATAATTTATTTATGTATTCCAACACAAGAGATTTAAGAGTATATAACGAAGCATTAACAGACGCACAATTACAAACATTAACAACTTTATAATATGAAAATTAGTAAATACGAGTTTAACTCACAATCAGACGCAGAATCTAAAATAGCTGCTTTACCACACTCAACAGACGAAGATGGTAACAACTACCCTACGCACAAACACACTATTGTCAAATTAGGACACATAGTAGTAGAGCAAGGAGAATATGATGGACATGGTAATGAAACTAAAGCACCTGTATTATCAGACAAATATTGCGTGGATGTACTATGGAAAGATTTAGAAGAAGTAGATGAAGATGGGAATGTTACTGTTGACCATCCCTATGGTTGGAAGTCTAAAGCTATTGATTTAGATGATGAAGGAGTACACGGATTTTTTGGAGTTAAATATCAAGATAATAAACTATAATGCCAATACCAAAACCTAAACCAGCAGAAAAACAAAGCGATTTTATGATTCGTTGTGTACCTATGCTTACACCTTATCACAAAAAAGACCAAGCTATAGCTATATGCTATGATGCTTTTAATAAAGTAGAATTAGAAAGTTATAATGATTATCCTGATGGTGCTGTAAACAATGCTAAAAGAGCTGTTGAATGGAAAAAAAAGAATGGTAGTGATTGTGGAACGCAAGTTGGATGGACAAGAGCTGGACAATTAGCAAGAAGAGAAAAAATAAGTAGAGATACAATATCAAGAATGGCAAGTTTTAAAAGACATCAACAACATAAAGATGTACCTTATTCAGAAGGATGTGGAGGATTAATGTGGGATGCTTGGGGTGGAAGTGCTGGTGTTAATTGGGCTATAAGTAAACTTAAAGAAATAGACAAAAAATGACAAAAATAGGAGAAGATACAAAGCTAACATTAGACTTAAAAACTATAGGAATGATAGTAGGTTTTACAATAAGTTTAGCTACTACTTACTTTACATTAAAGTCTGAAATTGCATTAGCTATGGAATTACCTGAAGCTGAAGTATCAAAAATAGAATTTTCTTATAAGGATGAACTTACAAGAAAAACCTTAGAGAACGCTGTCAATGATATGAATACAATCAAAGACGACGTTAAAGAAATAAAAGAACATCTTGATAAAATGGATGAGAGATTATATGAAATATCTAAAAAATAAATTATGTGTAGCGATTGCCCTATTTGCTTTTTCTGTAACTCATAGCCAGTCTTATAAAGACGACATAAGTGTTGTCTTATATACTGCTAAGTTTGTTAATGACGACTTCTCTTTAAAACCTTTTAGAGAACACAATATCAATACCTTTTATTTAGAAAAAGACAAAGAAGTATTTGCTAATGAAAAAATTATATTTCTTCCAACTATCTGTCTTTATAACAATGGAGAGTTAATTGAAAAAATAGAAGCTGGTATTTCAATGGAATTACCAAAAAGCACCAAAGAAAGATTACAAGAATATATAGACGAATTATTAGAAGATAGATTTTGAAAGCACTTATACTACTTTTACTATTAGAAATACCATTCGATAAACAATTACATACTGTTAGCGGTATGTTTAGTAGTTCAGTAGGTTATGAGTATGTTTGGGAAAGAACAAAAGACAGAAAAAAATCTGTTATAGGAGGTATAGCTACTTCTATATTGGTAGGAACTTTAAAAGAATTAATAGATTCTAAACAATCAGGTAATAAGTTTGACCATCAAGATTTAGTTGCAACTGCAATAGGAGGTACTATTTTTACATTAACTATAAATATATTAAACAAATGAGAAAAATATTATTAGTATTATTATTAATTAGTTTTAACACACAAGCTCAATTGCTAAAGAAGATATTTAAGTATTCTACAGCTTACGGAGCATATAGTCAAAGCAACTCTATACAAGGGAATAAAACATTTTATGTAACTCAATCAAGCGAGTTAATAGAAACAACACAAAGAAACCCAGCAGACGAAATAAAAACATTTGGATTTAGAAAACTTGCACATTTTGGTTATGAAGATAAAGAAAGGTTCTATGATGGAGAAGAACAAAACAATAGTTTAAATTCTAACATAGGAAATGTAAAAGGATTAGAATATTTATTTGAATACCAAGAAGGTAAACAACAAGGCAGAGAATTTAACAATAAACAATTCTTTGTTCGTTATTTATCTAAATGGTGGATAGCCAAAGCAGAGGCTAATAAAAACGAGTTAGTTGACATAGACTACAAATCAGCAGATTTAAGAGTTAGAATACCTTTAGGAAAGAAACTATCTTTAAGTTTAGGTGGTGTATATAGAACTTATGATAAAGCATACGGAGTTAATCCAATACAAAAGTATTTAGAGGATAATGCTTGGTATACATTAAGCTATGAGTACTTTAATCATACAGACCAAGTATATGAATGGGAAAGTTTATCTACAGGAGAAACAGGATATGATTACTTTTGGTATGATGCAGAAGGTACTTTGTTAAGTAATTCTGATTTAGATTACAGAAACAACATATACGGACAATTAGTAAACCAATACAACGCTGAACAATTAGCACTTATAGGAAGTTTCGCTGATATATCAACAGTTATCGGTTTAGATTTTTATCATTACAGAAAAAACTTCTGGTTACACGCTTACGGAAATATATTACCTCAACATACATTACATAAAGGAGACGAAAGATATTCTTACGGAAACTTCATAGGAAAAGATAATTGGATAGATTACAAATATGGAGGAGTATTTGGAGTCAAGATAAGCAAGAAATTAGGATTATTTAGTGAGATAACTATGCAAAGATATTGGGATAGAGAAATTAAAATTATTAAAGCTGGCATTAACTTTAAATTATAATAGATGACAAAGAATTTTACTAAAGAAGAATTTGATTGCAATGACGGTAGCGAGATGCCTATAAATGTTTATCATAATATAGTTAAGGTTGCTAATCAATTACAATATTTAAGAAATGAGTTGGGTAAACCAATTCACATAAATAGTGCATATAGGTCAGAAGAATATAATGCAAAAATAGGTGGAGTAAAAACATCACAACATATTATGGGAAGAGCAAGTGATATAGCTGTTAAAGGAATGACACCTTTAGAAGTTTATAACACAATAGAAAGACTTATAGAAAACGGAGATATGTTACAAGGAGGTTTAGGTTTATACGACACATTTGTTCACTATGATATTAGAGGAACAAGAGCAAGATGGGATTATCAAAAAAAATTATAATATGTTATTAGGATTTAGTTTTACAGTAGATAGAGGTTTATTATTTGGTTGGGAATATTACCCAGCATTAGACGAAGAAGACAACGAAGAGTTAAATATTTATTTAATATTTATTTGTATTCACTTTAAATGGGGATATGAAGAAGAAATTTAAAGATACAAAAGTAGGTCAGTTCTTGCTAAACAATGGTTCAGGCATAGTAAACACTCTTGGAGATGCATTACCTGATTCTGGTGTTTTGGGGTTAGTTAAAGGGCTTATAGACAAAGACGAGTCATTACCACCAGAAGATAAAGAAAAGGCTTTAAAACTGCTTGAAATGGATATGGTAGAGATGCAAGAGATATCTAAGCGTTGGAGTAGTGATATGACAAGTGATAGTTGGTTAAGTAAAAATACCAGACCTATGACACTTATATTTTTAACTGTTTCTATGGTATGTTTAATATTATTAGATAGCTTCAACATTAACTTCGAAGTAAATACTGGTTGGGTAGATTTACTTAAATCTCTGTTAGTAACTGTTTATGTAGCATACTTCGGTTCTCGAGGTGTAGAAAAGTTTAAATCAATTAAGTAGCCAGATAAATTTGAATATTCTTCAGATATCTTTATATTTCTAATTTAATATTTATTTATGTTGTTATATATATTTATCTTTCTTTATATTTATTTATGTATTTATTTATATAAAAATACTAATAATTAAAAAATGTTAAAGTTATTACTTTTTTTTTTAATAAAAAAATACTATATTTAAACTATGAATATATCAGTAAAAATAAAGAGGTACGATAATCAGAGTGAATATTATGACTTAAAGCTTTCTACATACAAAGAAAGTATTGAAGGTAAATTCACTAAAGAGGACTTACGTTATTTAATTGAGCAAATAGACAATGAAATAATATAATGGCTAAAAAACCATCAAGAAAAACATTAGTTAAAAAACTTGATAAAGTATTTAGTCAATATATAAGAAGAAGATTTGCAGTAAATGAGATAGCTAAATGTGTTACTTGTGGCAAACAAGCACATTGGAAAGATTTACAAGCTGGTCATTTTATGAGTAGGAAACATTACTCAACACGATGGGATGAGATTAATGTACAAGTACAATGTAGTGGGTGTAACGTATTTAGATACGGAGAACAATTTAAATTTGGAATGTATTTAGAACAAGCATATGAAAAAGGAACAGCAGAACTAATGCATAATAAAAGTAGAGAGATAACAAAGTATAGTGATATACACTTAAAAGACTTAATAGAATATTATAATAAATTACTAACTAACTTAAAATAATTTCTTGTTTTGTTTTGTTTTCTGAAAGGGGTTTACTTAGGTAAGCCTCTTTTTTTTATTAATAATTTTGTTAATTAAATTATTTGTATTATATTTACATATAACAAAAAAACAAACAAATGAAATACGTAATTGTAACAAGAGAAGGTAATCAGTCAAGACCAATAGATGACTACTTAAAGGCTTATAAATATGCTTTATTTAACAGATGTATATTACTACAAAAGAATGGGTCTGGTGTAACAGTAGAAATTAATAACTTTAGTAACTTATAATATGAAAAATCAACCTTTTCACGAAACTGTTAGAGACTTATACACTTTTAAAAATATGCAAATAGATGCATTACAAAAAGCATTGTCTAAAGCTAACACAAGAATAACTAATTTAGAAACATTTATATTTGAGTTATGTCATAAAGATTGCCCTGAAGACTACAAAGATATAGTAAAAAACGAAGTGCTAAATGACTTTACAAGAGATTAATTTTCATAACAACTATCAGTTATTAGCTAACTTATTGTTAGAGTTTAACAAAAAGAAACCTAAAGAAGCTGATAAATATATGAAAGCATTAAGTGAAGTTTACTTTTATATCAACTCAATGCACATAGAAAACAGAGAATTAAAATTAAACAACAGTAACATTAAACAAGAAATAAGAAAACAGACTCAAGAATTTTATGAGTTTAAAACAAACGTAAAACAAATAATAAAATAAGATGAATAGAGAAAAATTATTAGAACTGTACAACAAGTACGAATTAACAAAAGATGATGTATATAAACATCAACACTATGTAATTATTACAAGAAAAGGCATAGAAAAAATACAAGCAAAAGAAAACATTACTATAACCTATGAAGTTATAAAGTGTGAAACTAACTTTGCAGTATTTAAAGCAAATGCTTATATTAGTACAAAACCCAACACAACTATAGAAACTTTTGGTTCTGCATTAAAAGGTGGTTCATTTAAGGATGGTAATTGTAATACTTGGTATGTTGCTGAAATGGCAGAGAAAAGAGCATTATCAAGAGCAGTACTTAAACTAACTGGCTTTTATGAGTTAGGAGTATTTGGAGAAGATGAATCAGAAGATTTCAAAAAAGTAAATAAAGAAAAATTAATAAACTTAAATAAATAACAATGGCATCATTAATCAATTTAAACATTAACGTAGAAAATCTACCTAAAGAGAAATTTGTAAAAGGAAAGAAAGGAGTATACTATAACCTAACTATAAGTGTAAACGATGATACAAACCAATTCGGTCAAAACGTATCAGCTTTTGATTCACAAACAAAAGAAGAAAGAGAAGCTAAAAAGCCAAAGCAATACATCGGAAATGGAAAGGTAGTTTGGACTGATGGCAAATGCACTAAAGCACAGCAAGAAGCTCAACCACAAGACAGCGACAACAATGTAGATTTACCATTTTAATATTTGGGAGGGTGTAAAAGCCCTCCTTTTTTTATGACTGAAGAACAGAAAATGTTTATGCAGCTCTTGGAAGAAGAGTGTGTAATAAATACAAATGACATAGTAGAATATCCACCAGTAGCTATATCTATGGGAGAAACAACTATACAAACACTAAACGGAACAAAGACATTACCTATTCCAATTGGAACGTATGGCAACTTTAGTTTTGTACAAGCACCTCCTAAAACTAAAAAGACTTTTTTTATTAGTTTATTAGCTTCTGTATATTTAGGAAACAAAAACAAATTTGGTGGAGATTTAAGAGGACACAGAGATAATAAATGTTTAATACACTTTGATACAGAACAAGGAAAGTTTCACGCTCAAAGAGTATTCCGTAGAGTAGTAGATATGAATCAAGAAACAGATTTAGGTTGTTATCATACTTATGGATTGAGAACTGTAGGATTTAAACATAGAGTAGAATTTATAGAATATTACTTAAAGGAAAAAATAGAGAAAGGTAAAGTAGGATTAGTAGTAATTGATGGAATAGCTGATTTAGTAGCAGATGTGAATAATTTAGAACAAAGCAACCACATAGCACAAAAGCTAATGGAATGGTCTCAAAAGTTTAATTGTCATATTATTACAGTAATACATAGTAATTTTGGCACAGATAAACCGACTGGACATTTAGGAAGCTTTTTAGAAAAGAAAACAGAAACACAAATACAATTAGAAACAAACACAGTAAACAAGGAATGGATAACAGTTAAATGTAAAAGAAGCAGAGGTTATGCTTTTGAAACATTTAGTTTTAAAGTTAACGAAATAGGTCTTCCAGAAATAGTAGGAGATTTATATAATCCCTTAAAAGGTGTAAGTTTTTAATATGACAGAGTTTTTAGAAGCATTAGGTAAATTTCATAAAGAATGGGTAGATTTAGCAAAGAATCTTGGAGCAAAGGATTATGCAGAGGACATAGTGCAAGAAGCCTATATAAAAATGACAAGATACGCTAACAATAAAAAAGTATATAACAATGGTAAATTTAGTAAAGCATATATGTATTTTACTATTAGGTCAGTGTTTATAGATTATATAAGAACCAAAAAAAATATACATAAGATACAAATAGAAGAATTTTACAAAGACAAAGACTTTAACGAGATACCAGAAAAAGATATGCATAAATTTACAGCTACTGATGAAATAAAAAAAGAAGAGGCTTTTTGGAGATTATGTAAGAAGATGGACAAGGAGTTAGATGATTGGTATTGGTACGATAAAAGTATATATGAACTATATAGAGATACAGATTTAAGTATCAGAGGTTTATCTAATGAAACAAAAATAAGCCCAGTCAACATATTTCATACTCTAAAAAAAGGTAAAGATAAAATGAGAAAGAAATTTAGAGAAGACTATGAAGATTTTAAAAACGAAGATTATAATTTAATATGAAAAGCTTAATAAGAAATAGCAACCAAGCAAAGCAAGGTATAGATTTTACAGGAATACAAAACGGTAAAATACATCCTACAGATATTGATGCAGTATTAGAATTTGATAATAAGACATTAATATTAATAGAAGTAAAGAAAAGTAATAATGATTTACCTACTGGGCAAAAATTAGTATTAGAAAGAATATGTGATAATTGGACTAATAAAGAACAAGATAGAAGAGGTATTGCTTTATACGTTACACATAATTTTAATGATGATACAAAAGATATACCTTTAGTAGATTGTATGGTAGAGAGATATTATTTAAATGGTAGTTGGTATACAATAAAGTATTCTTTAAAAGATACTTTAAATAGATTAGGTAAAAACTGGAATATTAAAAAATTAAAGATATGAAACCACCAAAAGACAAACGTACTAAAGAGTATAAAGAATGGAAAGCTAATTACGATAAACAATCAAAAGGATTAGGCGACACTATTGCAAAGATTACAAAAGCTACTGGTATAGACAAAGCTGTAAAGTTTATAGCTGGAGAAGATTGTGGGTGTGATGAAAGACAAATAGCTTTAAACAAAGCATTTAGATATAAAAGACCAAAGTGCTTATTAGAAGATGAATATGTTTATTTAAGAGAATGGTTTGAAAGAGGAAGTACAAGAGTTAAACCACAAGAACAAAAAGAATTATTAAAAATATACAATAGAGTATTTAATGATAAAAAACAAATGTCTTCTTGCTCAAGTTGTATAAGAACAACAATAAATGAATTAAACTCTTTATATAGAACTTATGGAAATTAGACCACGTATTAACGGAAACAAAAAAGTAGCTTACGAGAATATAACCAAGAAAGAAACAAGAGTGCTTGTAATAGGAGACTTACACGAGCCATTTTGTTTAGATGGATATTTAGAACATTGCCAAGAAACTTATGCAAAGTATAATTGTAATAGGGTTGTATTTATTGGAGATGTGATAGATAATCATTACGCTTCTTTTCACGAAGTTAATATAAATGCTGAATATACTGGTAAAACAGAACTTGATTTAGCTATTAAAAAAATAGCAAAATGGTATGAAGCATTTCCTAAAGCACACGTTACAATCGGAAACCACGATAGGCTTATAATGAGAAAAAGTCAAACAAGTTCTATCCCAAAAAAATGGATTAAAGCATACAAAGATGTGTTAGAAACTCCAGAATGGAATTTTGTTGATAGAGTTGTAATTGATGGAGTTCAATATATACACGGAGAAGCTGGAACTGCAAGAACTAAATGTAGAGCTGATATGCAATCAACTATTCAAGGACACTTACACACACAATGTTATACAGAGTGGTATGTAGGACAAAACTTTAAAGTGTTTGGCTCACAAGTTGGATGTGGCATAGATGCGAGTTCTTACGCTATGGCATATGCAAAGAGAGGAAAAAAACCAGCTATTGCTTGTGCAGTAGTATTAGGAGGACATACAGTAATTAATGAACTAATGGAATTATGAAAAAAAAACAATACACAACCAAAGAAAGGTTTAAGATTCTTGAATCTACAGTAGCTACTTTATATGTAGCAATAGACAAATTATCTAAAAGAATAGATGGTGTTGATGATTTTTTAACTAAAGCAACAAAAGATTACAAAGAAGAGTAGTCTATATCAACAAAATTGTTTATATTTACAAAAATAAACAAAATGAAAGAAGTAACATTAGAATATGACAACATAACATTAATAGTTGTCGGCGAATATCAAAAAGGACAAGATGGTAGTTATATGTATCCAGATTTTAGTAGTGATTTTAATTGTTTTAAAGTGTTATGCGGAGGACAAGACATTATAGACATATTAGAACAAGAAGTAATTGATGAGTTAGAAGAACAAGCAATAGAGATAATAGAGGATAAATGGTAGTATTGTTTGATGCTGATAGTTTAGTTTACTCTTCTTGTTGTGGTGTTGATGATATACTTGATGAAGCTATTGGAAAGTTTGATGAGGTATTTATGTCAATTATAAATAGACTTGAAGAAACTTATCAAATAGAAAGAGTGATTACTTTTAACAATAGCAAAGGTAATTTTAGAAAACTATTAGACTCTAACTACAAAGCGAATAGAAAGAAACAAGAACATCCTAAATTGTTAAATAAGATGCACGAAGAAATTGCTGCTATTTATTCTACTAAAAGTTCTTATGGTGTTGAAACAGATGATTTGGTTGCAACGTATTGGAAAACACTAACAGATGAGTTAGGACACAACAACGTAATGATAGTATCACTTGACAAGGATTATAAGCAACTACCTTGCCTTATGTACAACTATCACTATAAACACCAAGAGATAATAAGTATAAGCTATAAGGAAGCCTTATATAACTTCTATGAGCAAATGATAGTAGGAGATAGCGCAGACAATGTAAACTACTGTAAAGGCTATGGTAAGGCATATGCAAAGAGATTGTTTAAAGATTGCAAGACACATTATCAATTTACTAAAAAGACATACGAACTATTTAAAACAATATACAAATCAAAAGCAAATTTAAAATACATACAATGCTATAATCTTTTAAAATTAAGAACAGAATGAGATGGTTTAAACTATTAAAAAAATAATCTAATGAAAAGAGGTTTTAGGAAAATGAAAAGAATAAAGTATGATTATTTAGGTAGAGTTATTAAAAATGCTGCTAACTACAAAGGAAAAAAATTTATAAAACCAACCAATAATAGTAATAAAATTATGAAAAAAGATGATGCTATATTAAAATTAGAAAATGATTTATATAATCCACAGCCTAACGTAAACCATATTGTATTAGAAAAAATATACTCTGGAATATATAAATACAAAGATTACATAATTCAAAAGGTAGATAAAACAATAAAATACAGACCATTTAATTATGATTGGAAAATATATAAAAATAAAAAATATATAATAACAGTACCTACACTTGAAAAAGCAAAACTATATTTTAATAGTATAAAAAAATAAGCTTAACAAAAGATAAGAACAATGAGAGCAAGTCAACCACACTATGAAAACGGAAAAGGATATGATGTTATAGACTTTGTTAAAGACTACAACTTAAACTTCAATAGAGGAAACATTATAAAGTACATAAGCAGAGCAGACAAGAAGAATCACGAACTAATGGATTTACTAAAAGCTAAAGACTATCTCGAAAGAGAAATAGAATATGTACGAAAACGAGGGACTAAAGAATGATATAATATATCAATTTTACTACATCACATTATACGACTACGAGAAAGGAACTGAATTAGACGAATTAAGAATTATCTTATACGACTATGAAGACAAAGAAATGTACTTAGAATGTGAAGGAATTAAATTAGCAATAGAACAAATAGAATTTTTACAATTAATAGAAACAATAATATATGAGAACATCAGAGATTAAAGATTTAGTAGAGGGAGAATTAGGCTACAGAATAGACAAAAATTCAAGAGAAAGACACATAGTCTATGGAAGAGCAATATACTTTAGAATATGTAAAGACAGAACAAACTTATCTTTGCAAAGAATAGGAGAAACACTAAACGTACACCACGCAACAGTATTACACGCATTAAGAAATATATTCCCATCTTTTGAAATGTACAATCCTAAATATATGGATATATACAATAGAATAATAGAAACAGAAGAATATATACCTAAATACAAAAAACTAAAGATACTACAAGAACAACATAGAAAATTAGAAACAAGATTTAGATTCTTAAAAGAATTAAAAATAGACCCTAAATTAAAACCTATTCTACAAACAATACAAGAGCTACCAGAAGAGAAATTCTATGAAGCAGAGAAGAGAATAAAAGGAGTACTTGATAGACTTCAAGAATACTGTGAATAACAATATTAAAGATATTACGTTATATAAAAAATAATTGAACTCAAAGTTTTTCAAATATGGATGGAAGAAAAAATAACGGAGGACATTCTAACGGAGGAAGAAAGCCTAAAGCAGAAGAAGTAAAGTTAATAGAAAGATTAACACCATTAGAACCTCAAGCATACGCAGCACTAAAAAAAGGAATAGAGCGAGGAGAGTTTAAGTTTATACAAATGTTCTATCATTACTATGCTGGTAAACCAAGAGAAACAAAAGACATCACATTAAATACTGAACAACCTTTATTTAATATTGTTGATTAATGTTTGTAGTAACAACTGCAATTAAAAAACTTCTTAAACTTAAGAAAAGAAAAAAGATAGTTCAAGGTGGTACATCAGCTGGTAAAACATTTGGTATACTGCCTATCCTCATAGATAGGGCTATAAGAACTCCTAACGTAGAAATAAGCGTAGTTAGTGAGAGTATACCACATTTGCGTAGAGGTGCTTTAAAAGACTTCCTAAAGATTATGATGATGACCAATCGTTATAATGATATGCAATATAATAAGTCAATGCTTAAGTATAAGTTTGCAAACGGAAGTTACATAGAGTTCTTTAGTGTTGAATCAGCAGACAAGTTAAGAGGAGCAAGAAGACACACGCTATATGTAAACGAAGCTAACAACATTCCTTACGAAGCATACAACCAATTAGCAATAAGAACATCTGGCGATATATGGATTGACTTTAACCCAACCTCATCATTCTGGGCGCATACAGAACTACAAGGCAAAGATGATGCAGACTTTATAAAGCTTACGTATTTAGACAACGAAGCATTACCAGACACAATAATAAACGACATAGAGAAAGCTAAAGAAAAAGCAAAGACATCTACATATTGGAATAACTGGTGGAATGTATACGGACTTGGAGAGATAGGAAGTTTAGAGGGTGCTTGTATAAAAGATTGGAAACCTATTGATTTACCTGACGAGGCAAGACTACTTTGTTATGGAATGGATTTTGGTTATACTAATGACCCTTCAACTTTAATAGCACTTTATAAATATAACAACTCATATATCTTTGATGAGGTCATCTATCAAAAAGGTTTACTTAATAGTCAGATAAGCAACTTACTTAAAACACACGAAGCTAAAGAAATCATATATGCAGATTCAGCAGAGCCAAAGAGTATTGCAGAATTATCAAGCTATGGTCATTTAGTAATGCCAGTAAAGAAAGGTAAAGACTCAATAGTGTATGGTATCAACCTCATCAATCAAAATGAAATATACATAACTAATAGAAGTCATAACTTAATCAAAGAACTACAGAACTACATTTGGTTAAAGAACAAAGAAGGCGAAACACTTAACAAACCTATAGATGCTTTCAATCATTGTATAGATGCGATGAGGTATGCGCTCACTTCACAATTAGAGAATCCTAACAAAGGACAATACTATATATATTAAAAAAGTTATTAATAATTTTGTTAATTAAATAAATAGTTATATATTGCATCAAAACAATAACTATGAAAAAAATTAAACATTACTTGACATTAGCTTTGTTCTCATTTATATTATTAATAGGAACAGTACTATTCTTATCATTAGAATCTATTATACACAACTTAATATTTTAATTATGGATGAGATAGAAATTAAAGACGGAAAGATTACAATTACTAAAGACAACAAGCAAGAAGTATATACACTAAAGGAATATGCAGATATGATATATTACAAAAGACTTTATAAAAGAATATATCAAGTACTTGTTATGATAGGTGTTTTGTTTATACCAGCTATACTTATCTATTTATTTAAATGACAAGAAACGTAAGAGAAGCTATGAGTTGGTGTTTTAAGAATGACATTAAGGTAATAGTAAAACCACTAACAAGAACAAGAAGACCAGACGTTAAATTAGAAATACATAGAGAGGGTAGAATACAAACAGGAAAAGAAATATATAGACAAGATAAAAAGTTAGGAGATAAGATACAAGAATTGTACTTATACTTATATGATACATTAAGATAGTTTTTTGATTTGTTAGTTTAGGAAAGAGGGTTGCTTTATACAAAGTAATCCTTTTTTCGTTTTATAAAAAACACTTTATGCAAGTTGAGATTACTATACCAAGTTCACTAAAAGAAGTTAAGTTAAAAGACTATCAATCTTTATTATTAATAGATAAACCTAATGATGAGGATTTACTTAAATGTATACTTAATGTAAATTCAAAAGAACTCGGAAAGATAAGAGACAAAGACGTTGTATCTTTAAAAGCACATATCAATAAACTATTTGATAAAGAACACGAGTTTATCCCTACGTTTAATTTAAATGGTATTGCTTATGGTTTTATACCAAGCCTTGATGATATTACCTATGGAGAAAATAAAGACGTTACAAGCTATATAAATGATTGGGGTAATATGCATAAAGCTATGGCAGTTTTATTTAGACCTATTAAATTAAAAAAGAATAATAAGTACATAATAGAAGAATACGAGGGTAGCCATAAATATAGTGAGACAATGAAACAAATGCCTTTAGATGTTGTCTTAGGTGCTATGGTTTTTTTTTACAATTTAACGAACGAATTGCTGAAATATATGCCGAGCTGTTTGGAAAAACAGATAAACAAGGAACAGATGAAAGGTCTAATTTCTCCAGAAAATGGGGAAGCTATTCAGAGCTATATGCTCTTGCTCAAGGAGACATTACACGATTTAAGACTGTTGCGAGATTACCCTTACATCAATGCTTAATGTATTTGGCATTTGAAAAAGAAAAGGCAGAATTTGAATCAAGAATAATAAAAAGAAAAATAATATAATATGCAAGGATTTTATAACCTATCCAACAAGATAAGAGAAACACTACAATTAGACCAATTTGTAAATACAGTTACTTATGGAGATATATTCGAAGTAGATTTAAACAAACAAACAATATTTCCATTATCTCACTTTATGGTAAATAATGCAACTATGCAAAGCAATGTGTGGAACTTTAGCATTTCGTTATTATGTATGGATATAGTAGATGAAAATAAAAACTTTGCTGAGGGAATACCAGATGAGTTTAGAGGAAACAATAATGAGCAAGATGTATTTAACACACAACTTGCAGTAGCTAATAGACTACTTGAATTATTATTAAGAGGAGAGTTATATGTAGATAAATATCAATTAGACGGCAATCCTTCATTAGAACCTTTTGTAGATAGATTTGATAATAAGTTAGCTGGATGGACTGTAACGTTTAACGTTTTAATTCCTAATGATATGACTATATGTTAAAAGAATTATCAGAAGAGTTTAGAAAGTTTGGTAAGTATGTTGTTCAGCAATCAAGAACAAACTTAACTAAAGGAGGAGATAATGTATCTAAACAATTATATAATAGTATAAAATATGAGTTGACATCAAAGAATGATGTATATAATCTTTCTTTAATTATGGAAGATTACGGTATGTTCCTTGACAAAGGTGTTAGAGGTGCAAATCCAAGTTTAGTTAAAAACGGAAAACAAAAAGGAGGTAATAGTCCTTATAGTTATAAAAGTAAAATGCCTCCTATGGCTGACATAAGAACGTGGGCTAAGATGAGGAACATAAGATTGAGAGATGAGAAAGGTAGATTTAAAAAAGGTAATTATACAACAATAGCTTTTATATTACAAAAAAGGATATTTGCACAAGGTATAAGACCAACTATGTTTTTTACTAAACCTTTTCAAAGAGCATTAAAAATTTATGTTCCTTTATTACAAGATGCATATGCAGAAGATATAGAGCAAATTATAGAAGATAATATAAAAACAGCAAAGAATTAAACAATGGCAAAAATTAATGTAAGAAGTCCTTACTTCATAAACCTATCAACAACTAACCTAACAAGTGCTACACTTGAGATACAAATCTATATAGGTGCAGTCAATACTTCTTGGCAGAGTAGCCCACAATACACACTAACCTCAACAGCTGTAGGAGCAAAGGTAAACTTTGAAATAGCAGAATTAATTAAGGATTATATACCAGCAGCATTTAATGGTACATATCCAAATTCATCTACAGCAAGTGATGATGATTATACAACTGTTTATGTTGATTATAAAACCACAGAAACTTTATCTGTTGGAAGTCCTGTTGTTACTGAAGTATTAGGAGTAAGAGCATTTTATGGTTATGGTTATTTTGAAGATGGTGTTAACCCTCAACTATTGCAAGGCTATTTACAGTCTAACACTACAATATTAAAGTCTGATGATGATGCTTTAAGAATACCTATAGATAATGAGAATACAACATCTGTTGCTTTCTTTTATAACAATGAACAAATATACTCTTGGACACCAGGAGTTAATTTAAAAATACAAGACCAAATACAATATGTAAGTACAGCATCAGCAGATGTAGATAACTATAGAGAAAGAGTAGAGGCATCAGGAGGTACGTTTGAAGATAATGCTTGTATACAAAGTTTTTTAAGAAACGAAACTATATATCCTGTTGATGAAGTTATAATAGATGGTGTTGAGGGTATTACTGTTTTAAGAGTTGAGAATATACAAGAATGTAAATACACTCCTTATAAACTAACCTTTATAAATAAGTTTGGTGTATATCAAGACATATACTTCTTTAAGAACTCTAAACTTGCAATGAACACAAATGAAGAAATGTATAAGTCTAACATACTAACAAATGGAACATACAATACTTATGATGCTCAAAAGAAATTACTTACTAAAAACGGAAACCAAAGACTAACTTTAAATAGTGGTTATTATCCAGAGAGTAACAACGAAGTATTTAGACAACTATTTTTAAGTGAGAAAGTTTGGATAGAATATAAAAGTAAAACATTAGGGGTAACAATAGAATCTAAAAATATAGATTATAAAACAAGCTTAACAGATAGCTTAATAAACTATACAGTAGATTTAAGTTTCGCCTTTGATACAATAAACAACATAAGATAAATGCAAGTAGTAGAACTATATATAAGCGATACAAGAGTAGATTTATTTAAAGATGAAAGTGTAACTATTACAGACACTATTACTAATGCTAAAGATGTAGCAAAAGTCTTTACTGCATTTAGTCAGCAATTTAGTTTACCAGCATCCTCTACTAATAATAAAATATTTAAGCATTATTATAACTATGATATTACAAATGGTTTTGATGCAAGAATAAGAGTTTCTGCTATACTAAAATTAAATGGAGTAGATTTTAAAATAGGTAAAGTAAAACTTAACTCTGTTAGTTTAAAAAACAACAAAGCATATTCTTATAAGGTTGTATTCTTTGGAGAAACAGTAGCGTTAAACGACACATTAGGAGAAGATAAATTAAGTGCTTTAAGTGATTTAGATACATTAAATCTAACTTATAATACTTCAACTGTTAAATCTAAACTTCAAGTAGACCCATCAACTAATGATATTGTTGCTCCTTTGATTACACACACAACAAGATTATTTTATAATAGCGATAATTCTGCACACTTAAATGATACTGGAAATTTATATTATCACACAGGAAGTTCACACGACCACGGAGTATTATGGTCAGACTTAAAATATGCTTTAAGAGTACATAGAATTATTGAAGCAATAGAAGCTACTTATCCTACTATCAGTTTTAGTAATGATTTCTTTAATACTACTAATGAGCCTTATTATGATTTATTTATGTGGCTACATAGAAAGTCAGGAGATGTAGGTAATGGCGACCAAGTATCATCTTTTCCTACTTCTATAAATGGCTGGACTTC